GATTCAACCATGCACTATGAAGAGGTCCTATCAACGGTCTTTTTTGTAGTCAAGATGGGTCCAGATTGTTATAAAGATCCGGCTCGTTTCCCAAGTGGTGCTTGGTGTAAGGTAGGTGACTTCATTTTGGCTCGTCCAAATTCAGGCACACGTCTAAAGATTCATGGCCGTGAGTTCCGAATTATTAATGACGATTCCGTAGAGGGAGTTGTTGAAGACCCACGTGGCATTAAACGTGTTTAACCCGCTATAAGCGTGCATAAGGAGTAATAAATGGCAGAATTTATGGAAGAATTTAAGTTCCCTGACGAACTAGAACAGGAAAAGAAAGCTACAGCAGCGGCAGAAGATGCAGCTAACGTTGCAGAACCTGAGTCAGAAATTGAAATCGTGGATGACACACCTCCAGAGGATCGTGGTCGTCAACCTAGTGAGCCACCGGAAGAAGTTCCAGAAGCCAAGCTATCTAAGTACGACGAGAGCATCCAAGCTCGTATGAAGAAGTTTACTAAAGGTTACCACGATGAGCGCCGTGCCAAAGAAGCGGCGGAGCGTGAGCGTGATGAGGCTATCCGTGCAGCCAAAATTATGGCTGATGAAGCTAAACGCCTACAGTCTCAGCTTGAAGAAGGCAGCAAAATGTTCATTGAGCAGGGTAAATCATCTGCGCAAATGGAATTAGAGGCTGCAAAACGCCAATTTAAAGAGGCTTACGAGTCAGGCGACAGCGAGTTATTAGCTGAAGCGCAGTACAAAATCTCACAAGCAACGTTAAAGATGGATAAAGCTGATTCATTAAGGCCTTTACAAAGTAGAGAATTTGATGTACAAATACCAACATACGACGTTCAAGAGCAACAGCAGCAACAAGTTGATCCTCGTACGGCTAAGTGGCTAGATGAAAACCCTTGGTACGGCGATGACGATGAAATGAGTGCTTCAGCCCTTGGATTGCACAAGAAGTTAGAAAAACAGTTCGGAAAACAATATATTGGTTCGGAAGAATATTTTAAGACGATCGACGACACAATGAAGCGTCGTTTCCCCGAATACTTCGGGAGCGCTGTACAAGAAGATAACTCCGAGGAAGAGGAAAAACCTCAAGCTCGTGCCAAGCCAGCAAGTAACGTAGTAGCTCCGGCCACTCGTAGTACTGCTCCAAGTAAGGTAAAACTTACTAAATCTCAGGTAGCAATTGCCAAGAAATTGGGAGTGCCACTCGAGCTATACGCCAAAAAGGTTGCTGAACAAATGAAAGGAAACCAGTAATGGAACAGAATCGTAAACCACGTAGTACCGAAACTCGTGAAACAACCGCACGTCCAAAGCAGTGGGCGCCCGCGGACAAGCAAGCCGGTTTTGCTTACCGCTGGATCCGTGTTTCTATGCTTAACAACGCTGACCCGCGTAACCTCTCTGCCAAATTACGAGAAGGTTGGGAACCCGTGAGAGCTGAAGAACAACCTGCATTACAACTGCTAGTCGACCCAAATAGTCGTTTTAAAGACAACATTGAAGTCGGCGGGTTATTACTTTGCAAAACCCCGATTGAATTTGTGCAGCAACGGAACGAACATTTCCAGAAGCTAACAGATGACCAAACGGCGGCTGTAGATAATAGCTTGATGAGAGCCAACGACCCACGCATGCCATTGTTTAACGACAAGAAGTCAAGCGTATCGTTCGGCAAAGGCAAGTAATTTTTATTAATTTAAGGAGTATTAAATGGCTTATCCAACAGTAAGCGCTCCATACGGTTTTCAACCTGTTAATCGTCAAGATGGCATGCCATACGCTGGTGCGACTACCCAATACGGTATCAAATCAGTGTCAACATCCATTTTTAACGGTGACCTAGTTCTAATCGCCGATGGTGTCGTTAAATCAACAGTAACAACTACTTCAGCTCTATCAGTTGCTAACCAAGCAAACTTGACAGCTGGTGTGTTTGTAGGCTGCCAGTACGTAAACACTTTAGGTCAGACAGTTCAGTCACAGTATTACCCAGGTAACGCTGCCGCTTCTTCTGCTATCGCTTATGTGGTAGTTGACGAAAACGCTGCTTACAAAGTAGCTGTAACTAACGGTTCAGGCGTAATGTCTTCAACAACAGTAAAAGCTATCGGTGTTAACTTAGCTGTGGACCAAGAAGCTGGTTCTGCAACTACTGGTAACTCTGGTAACGGTGTTGTAGCCCCATCAGTTGGCGCTGGTAACGCTGCTACATTGCCTGTTAAGGTAATCGCAGTTGTTCCTGAAACAGCTATTAACGCAACAAACTTCCGCGAAGTTATTGTTGTATTGACTAACCCTCAGTTGACATCCGCTACTGGCGGCGTTGACTTCGCATAAGGAGCTACTTAAATGGCTATTTCACGCGCACAACTCTTAAAAGAGTTACTACCTGGTTTGAACGCATTGTTTGGATTGGAATATGCTCGCTACGGCGAAGAGCACAAAGAAATCTACGAAACAGAGACTTCTGAGCGTTCATTCGAAGAAGAGACAAAACTTTCAGGCTTCACAGCTGCCCCTGTTAAAAACGAAGGCTCAGCCATCGCTTATGACAACGGCCAAGAAGCATGGACAGCTCGCTACACACACGAGACTATCGCAATGGGCTTCAGCTTAACTGAAGAAGCTATTGAAGATAACTTGTATGACAGCTTGTCTGGCCGCTACACGAAGGCTTTGGCTCGTTCAATGGCTTACACTAAGCAAGTTAAAGCTGCTAACGTTATCAACAACGGCTTCACAGCTGGTTACACTGGTGGCGACGGCAAGACTTTGTTTGCAACAGATCACCCATTGATCTCTGGCGGTACAAACAGCAACACACCATCTACACAATCAGACTTGAACGAAACATCATTGGAAAATGCTGTTATTCAAATCGCTGCTTGGACAGATGAGCGTGGTCTTTTGATCGCTGCTAAGCCACGTAAGTTGATCGTTCCACCTGCATTGCAATTCGTTGCAACTCGTTTGTTGGAAACTGAACTTCGTGTTGGCACAGCCGATAACGACATCAACGCAATCAAGAACAACGGTTCTATCCCTGAAGGTTACACAGTTAACCACTTCTTGACAGATAGCAACGGCTGGTACTTGACTACTGATGTACCTAACGGTATGAAGCACTTCGTTCGTACACCTATGGCAACTGGCATGGATGGCGACTTCGACACTGGTAACGTACGTTACAAAGCTCGTGAGCGTTACTCATTCGGTTACTCAGATCCATTGGGTATGTTCGGTTCATCTGGCGCGGCTTAATCCCTGCACCAGCATGATGAGGGGGCCTTCGGGCCCCTTTTTATTTTCATCAAAATGTAATTTATTTACGTACAATATATGTATGAAGATACTAATCAGGAACGTCGACCCAAGCAAAAAAGGCATAGCGACCACCCTTACGTATCTTCAAAAGAAATGTTTACCCTACGACGAGCCCTATGACACAGCACAGGGTTGGTGGTGGATTGCGTATGACCAAGGTAAGCCCGTTGCTTTTGCGGGGCTTGTACGGTCTAGTTCTTGGAGTGACTGCGGCTATTTATGCCGTGCGGGCGTCCTTTCTTTGTACAGAGGAAAAGGCATACAGAAAAAACTTATAGAAGTAAGAACCAGAAAAGCTAAAAAAGTCGGGTACAAATGGCTAATTTCTGACACACGTGATAACCACCCATCAGCTAACAGCCTTGCAAAAGCGGGTTTTAGAATGTTTACACCAACAAACCCTTGGGGTTATAACGACACCCTGTATTGGAGAAAGCGTTTAGATGCCGTACAAAGACCTCGAAGTAAGACGTCAAAAACAAAAAACATACTCAAAAACACACTACGAAAAAAATAAACAGAACGTTATTCAAAAAATAAATGAAAAGAAAAAGATACATAAGACATGGTTTGTAAACTTTAAGAAACAACTTAGCTGCGTAACCTGTGGGTATAACCACCCGGCAGCGTTAGATTTCCACCACGTAGAGCAGAAGAGGTCTAACAGAAAAGTGCATGAGCTGGTTAGTGACGGGCATACTAAAAAGCGTATTTTGGAAGAAATAGATAAATGTGTGGTGTTGTGCTCAAACTGCCATCGAATACATCACCACGATGAACGGCAAATAAAGAAACAAAAAAAACTTGCAAAGAAGAAAAAATAGGGTAATATTAGTGAAACCGGGAAAAACCGGCTTATTAGACTGCCCCGGCAGACGATATACCGACTAATAAGCTAACTTGTATATAAGGACTTAACATGGCACGCACTACTTTCTCAGGCCCAGTTGCTTCAACTAACGGCTTTATCGCTCCAACATACACAGTAACTACAGCTAACGCAATCCCAGCTGCAGACAGAACTATTGGTCAAGTTATCTACGTTTCTAACGGCAGAGCTGGTTTACCAACTTTGGCTGTTTTTAACGGCACTAACTGGATCTCATCTGCTGGCATCGCTATTGCTATTGCTTAATTAATCTAAGGGGCCGCGGCCCCGCTAACAATTTTGGAGATTAATTATGGGTATGCAAACCGATGTAAAAGCCGCACACACCGAGATCAGCGCTTCAATGATTTCTGGTCGCGTTCGTTTAAAAGGCTATCAGTGCTTATCTGGCGGAACTGCTGGAGACGTTGTTTTTACCGATGGTACATCTAGTGGTACAGAGCGTTTACGCTTTAACGTACCGAACAACACGAATAACCCGTTTGCTAACTTAATTCCTGGTGAAGGTATTTTGTTTGATGCTGGCATTTATGTAACTGTACCGACAGGCACGAAAGTAACGATTTTCTATGGCTAAGACCCCTGCCTGGACTCGCAAAGAAGGTAAGAACCCTGAAGGCGGCTTAAACGCCAAAGGCAGGGCTTCTTACAATGCGGCTAACCCTGGTAAGCCTGGGCTTAAACGCCCACAGCCAGAAGGTGGCTCGCGCCGTGATTCTTTCTGCGCACGCATGAAAGGTATGAAGAAAAAACTTACTTCAGCCAAAACAGCCAACGATCCAGATTCACGCATTAACAAGTCTTTACGTGCTTGGAATTGCAAAGAAGGTGGTACGGTTCGTGGCGGCGGTTGTGAAATACGTGGCAAAACCAAAGGTAAGATGGTATGAGCGACTTAATGGAGCAGGCCAGAGAGCTGGCTACGCATGCGTCTGAAATCAGGCATTTACAAGCTGATATGGATAAGATGGTTGATGACATGGAAGAAATTAAAAAAGCCATCATCGAGATAAACAAGACTCTTTCAGAAGCCAAAGGCGGTTGGAAGATGCTGTTAGCTGTTGGTGGAGCTGCTGGTGTAGTAGGTAGTGGTATTACTTGGCTATTTAGTCATTGGAAATAACATGCCTAGTACAAGTAAAAAACAAGCAAAATTTATGGCCGCCGCGGCTCATGACCCTAAGTTTGCCAAGAAAGTTGGTATTTCTCAGGATGTCGCTAAAGAGTTCAATGCAGCTGATAAAGGCAAGAAGTTTGGGGCTAGTAGACCTGACCTTCAAGGTGTTAATAAGAAATCAACCGGCCATGGAAAGATGGCCTTATTTAAAGAAGGTGGAAAAATGAAACATTCAGATATGGCAAAAGACAAACCGATGATGAAAAAAGTGGCTAAAGAAGAAGTTAAGTCACACGAGAAAGCAATGCACGGCATGAAAAAAGGTGGCATGTGTAAAGGCTACGCTAAAGGCGGCGTAACCCGTGCGGATGGCTGCATCACTAAAGGCCACACAAAAGGCAAGATGGTATGAGACCCTCTCGTGGCATGGGCGCAGTAAACCCATCTAAAATGCCTGGTAAGAAAGTTATCAAGCGTAAAGATAGCCCCCAAGACGTAGATATGTACGCCGAAGGTGGTAAAGTTAATGCCGCGGGAAACTACACTAAACCTGAGCTACGTAAGCGTATTGTGTCTCAGGTAAAAGCAGCTGCAACACATGGCACTAAAGCTGGCCAATGGTCAGCCCGTAAAGCTCAATTAGTAGCTAAGAAGTACAAAGCTGCTGGGGGTGGGTACAAATGATTCAATGGTTAAAGAGGCTAATTTATGGCACTAGCAAAGTCGCAGAAGTCCCTGAAAGCGTGGGGCAAGCAAAAGTGGACGACAAAGTCGGGGAAGCCAAGCAGCCAAACCGGAGAAAGGTATCTGCCGGAAAAAGCGATAAAAGCGCTAAGCCCGCAGGAGTACGCAGCAACGACAAAAGCCAAACGAGCCGGAAGCGCACGGGGACAGCAGTTCGTGCCGCAGCCGCCAAAGGTAAAACAAAAAGTAAAGCCGTACCGAAAGGTTAAGTAATATGACAACATCAGGCGCATCAACGTTTAATCTAGACCTCAACGACTTAATTGAAGAAGCGTTTGAGCGATGTGGCCTTGAGCTTCGTTCTGGTTACGACTTCCGTACAGCTAGACGTTCATTAAACCTGCTTACAGTTGAGTGGGCAAATCGCGGTATTAATCTGTGGACGGTTGAGCAGGGGCAAATCGTTATGAATACTGGGCAGGCTACATACGCACTGCCTAACGATACGATTGACCTTTTAGACCAAGTAATCCGCCAATACAACGGTGGCCCTAACCAGTCTGACATCAACATCAGCCGTATCAGCGAGTCTACATACTCAACAATTCCAAACAAACTAACGACTGGTCGTCCTATTCAGGTGTGGATTAACCGCCAAACAGGTCAAACCAGTGGTGTGGCGTCAACGACTTTAGATGGTGGTATTAGTGCTACAGACACAACAATTAGTTTGGTGTCTACGGTTGGTTTAGCGGTATCTGGGTTTATCAAGGTTGATAACGAAACTATTGCTTACTCAAACATCAGCGGTAACCAGCTACTAAATTGCGCTCGTGGTCAGGCTAATACAGCTGCGGCATCTCATTTAACAGGTGCTTCTGTATTCGCTCAAAACCTACCTTCAATCAACGTTTGGCCTACCCCTAATGCTGGCGGTGGGTATGTGTTTGTTTATTGGCGTATGCGTCGTTTACAGGATGCTGGGACAGGTGTTACCGATCAGGACATCCCATTTAGATTTATTCCGTGCATGGTAGCTGGCTTGGCTTATTATATTGCCATGAAAAAACCAGAAGTAGCTCCTGACCGCGTTATGATGTTAAAGACCGACTATGAGCAGCAGTTCCAGTTAGCCGCTGAAGAAGATAGGGAAAAAGCTCCTATTAGATTCGTACCAAGGACGATGTACTATGCCTAATCGTTTTGCCTCGGGCAAATATGCGATTGCTATGTG